ATTCGAGATGCTAATGGCCGTATGCAAGTTGCTGATCCTGCTGCACCTCAGGATGTGTCGAGCAAGGCCTACGTAGACGCCTGGGCCGTCCCCACTGGCACCATCGTGCCCTTCGCTGGTTCCTCTGCCCCATCTGGCTTCTATATCGCTGACGGCAGTCTCAAGAGCCGTACCACCGATGCGGCACTTTTCGCCATCATCGGAACCACATACGGCGTCGGAGATGGAAGCACAACATTCGGTCTACCTAACCTTCTAGGTAAGGTAGTCGTTGCTATGGATGCTGCTGAAACCGAGTTCAACGCCCTCGGAAAGACTGGAGGCGAGAAGACCCACATACTTCTTTCCTCTGAAATGCCAAGTCACAGTCACACAGCAACAGTAACAGACCCTCAGCACTCTCACGGCGCTGGAACCTTCGCTGTTTTCCAGTCCACCGTAGCCGGTGGAAACGTGTCTGGGCGTGCATCTAACGTCAACACTCAGGGCACAGTAACAGGTTTAGCGGTAAATGGTACTTCTGCTACCTCTGTAACTGGCGTCACTGTTGCTAACGCCAACACTGGCGGCGACGGTGCGCACAACAACTTGCCGCCCTACATCTCAATGCCCTACATCATCAAGCGATAAGGAACCAAAATGGCAGACTTTACTCTCAGCATTGCCGATGGCGACATCGCAAAGGTAACCTCGGACCTGTGTTCACCATTCTCAATTGCTGTGAATAGCACTGGCTTCTTCAAGGAAGATGGAACGCTGGACGTTTCGGCGGTGAAGGCTAGACAGCTCGTTATCGACATCATCCAGCAGATCGTTCTTCAAGTTGAGACCGAGAAGGCCAAGGCGTCGATCGTTTCACCGACCATCACATAGCCTGCCGTTTCAGACAATACAGCGTACTAAACAGTGAGAACTGTCAGAACGTTACCTGAAGAAATGGAACCCCACCATGAAGACTCTAGCTTTAGTGCAGGGAGACCTGTCTCCTGCTCCGGGGGGCTACCTAATGTATGAGGGTGCCGCCAAAATTCATCAGGATTTGGCTTTGGCCCTCAAGGAATCCTACGGCGCAGATGTGATTCATCCGCGCTGGGGCTCCATACTGCAACAGTTCGTTGGAACTCCACTTACTGAGGATCTCAAGGGTAAGGTTCTAACAGAGATCAATCGGGTGATCGGCAACTACATCACCGTACAGAACGCCAGGATCGTGCAGGACAGCAATACCGGAACGATATCGAACTTGACTACCGATGACGTGGTTCAATCGATATCGAACATCACCGCGCAGCAGATCTATGACTCACTGGTTGTGAGCGTGGCTCTCACTACTCTCTCTCGACAGACGGTCAACATAAATCAAGTCATGAGTTAGGACTTAAATGCCTACGACTACCAACGATATCGCCTCGCGAATCGTCAACTCGCTGTACCTGTCCGACCCTGAGCTTGACACGTCTATCGGTTCACCTCTACGCAAGATCATCGATGCCGTCTCTGATCAGATCAGCCAGCAGACCTCTGACACCTACCTTCTCCAGTACGTCTATGACGTTGACTCCAAGACTGGCGGCGATCTAGACGACTTCGTCGCGAACTTCGGTCTCGCTCGCCTAGCTGGTCAGCGCGCCGCTGGCGTTGCAACCTTTAGCCGATCCACAGCTATCGCCGCAACGAAGTCTGCCGTCATCCCTCCTGGCACTCAGATCGTCTCCCTATCCACCCCACCAGTTTACGTGCAGACCACCATCGCTGCTGTAATGGCCATTGCCCAAAACGGCGTCGACATTCCCGTGCAGGCAATTACATCCGGTCCAGAGGGAAACCTCTTGGCTGGTACGCTAACAACTCTACTCAGCAACATCGATGGCGTCTCCAACGTGACGAACGCTCAGCCTCTCGTGGGTGGCACCCTTACCGAAACGGACGCTCAGCTTCGAAACCGTTTCAAGACAACGGCCTTCCGCAATCTGTCCGGTACTGACTCCATGTATCGAGGCATCTGCCTACAGACACTAGCCGATCCCACCGACCCAGCATCAAATGCCGTTACTCAGGTCAATATCCTTGGATCGACCAAGCATAACGTCGAGCAGATCCAGGTCGTCTCTGGAACTGCAACGTCAGCTCTAACCAGTTCGGCATACAACTACGCCGCATCTGCCTACGTAGGCCCATCTATCGGCAGCGGTGCAATCCTAAGCCAGAAGAGCAACTACACCGTTGCCGTGAACAACGGCGTAACCCCGGCAACTCTAACGATCACCTCTGTCGCGGGCGGCATGCCAGACGGTGTCTATGACCTTGAGTACGACTACGTGCCGATCTCAAGTCGCAACGACCCGTTCGGTACCCGCTGGGCTCAGGGCGTGGTGAACAACCGCGTAGACATCTACGTCAACGGTAAGACATCTGGCTCAGCAACCCAGCCAGCGTTCTTCGTCAACACCCTGAAGTTCAATGCTATCGCTGGCGACTCGCTATTGAACACTCGCTTCGTCACACCAGCTGGTGCTAACCCTGCAGTCAACGACGTGTTCGTGCCACTAGCCTACGGAACAGTTCTATCCATCCCGGCTACCATCACGGTCGGTGGCTTCACCTATGCACAGGGAACCGACTACGACATCGTCCACCAGGATGATGCCTTCGGTTACTCGACAACATCCCAGTTCGGCCTTGTCTTTAAGATGGGATCGGCTCAGAATACAGCTCACCCCATCGCCAATAACTCCACCTGGAACATCACCTACACCTACAATGTCGTTCCTTCATTGGTAGCTCAGAACTTGGCCAACTGGCGTCTGGTTGGCACTGACGCTCAAGTTCACGCGGGCAAGATCGCTTACATGCAGCTCAACTTCGCTATCGTGTATGCGCCGAACTACTCGCCAACCGCAGTGAACACGGCAGTGAACAACGCGATTAGTGCATGGATGGCTAACCTGGGATTCAACGCAGCCCTTCAGGTTTCCGACATCCACAACGTGGCATCGAACGTGCCTGGCGTGGACAACATTCGTCTAACGAAGTCAACTGAATTTACGAGCGGTGACGCAAACAAGTACGGCGTTCAGCAGGTTCAGGCAACTGGCACGAACATCACAAACTTCAACGTGTCAGGTCAGCCGAATGACGTGTACTTCGATGACCGCACCTACCCAGTACTTTACAACATCAACTACACCACCAAGGCTCGCAACACCTTTAGGACGTAAGGAGGAACGATGACACTGCCCGTACAAAACCGTGGAGACAGCGGCTCGTTCTTCGCGAGCCAGCAGACGAATCCAAGCAACATGTACCTGATCACAGACCAGGTTGACCCGACCCAGCCTCAGATTCAGGCCCTCAAGCGAGTCACAGATCCGCTGATCCCTTCGGAGAACTCATCCGAGGTGGTCAAGAACTTTGATCCCGAGTTGTATGACCTGAAGCCAACCAGTCACCTCATGCGTCTCATTCGCGCTCTAACGGGCTCGGCAGGCGTGGGCGGTATCCGTAAGCAGAACTTCGTCGCTCGCTCGTCAGCGTCCATTTCAGGGGCGTCGTTCGTAGACCTGGACGCTTTCTACGGCGCGCTCTTCAACTTCCGCCGTAACGGCATCGAACGAATGCCTCTCAACGTAGACGGCACCACAGTCAACCCTCTGACCGACGCCGCAAACTCTGACATCTGGGACGACGTTCTGTCACGTGACGCCAGGTACCGCTCGCGCATCACTCAGCTCGCTCGTGCCATCAATATGGGCGGCTCCTACGCGGGACTCCGTGGTGTGGCTGAAGCCATCCTCTCTACTGAGGTTGACTTGGTCGAGTCGTGGGTCAAGGTTGACTCTCTAGCCAACAACAGCTCCCTAGCTACCCCCACAGCAAAGACCTATGGTCAGATGGCCTTCCAGTACAGCACATGGGGAACCGTAGCTCAGTCCTATGGTGCACTCTCTGGTGGTCAGTTCGGTCTGGGCAACACTCCAGCGGGAAACCGTGGAGAACTGGTATTCACTCCAAGGCGAATCATCTCAG